CCATGGCCGCAACATCCGCTCCGTCTGGACAATTCCTACCCAGCCATATGCTGGGCCGCACTTCGCCACTTTCCCTCGGGAACTTGCCAAGCGCTGCATCCTGGCTGGCACGAGCGAAAAGGGGTGCTGCCCGAGATGCAGGGCGCCATGGAAGAGAGTTGTTGACCGTAAGGCGATGTTGATTAATCGCAGCTCGCGGGGCCATGGGCTCGGACGCACTCGATCCAGGGGGAAGATGGTTGAACCAGCGAGAACGATCACGGTCGGATGGCGTCCTTCATGCAATTGCGATGCGGGTGATCCAATCCCATGCATCGTTCTCGATCCCTTCGTGGGCAGTGGTACAACCGTCATGGTTGCTCGCGATCTTGGACGGGTGGGTGTCGGGTTGGATCTGACGTATCAGGCTTTGGCGGCTGAGCGAGTTGGCGGGTCACTTTTCAAGGCAGTCGTAAACTCGGCATGGGACAGAGCGGAGGCAGTGTGAGCTTAATCGTGGCGCACCTGCGCGCCCTGGAAACCTCGGCGGAGGCGGCGGCGATGTCGGCGCAAGCCATGGTGGCGCAGATACAGGCCCTTCGGGCGGCCCTGAATCATCAACTTGAGGAAGATCCGGGGATCGAGCTTCCAAAGATATGCCCCAAGTGCGGGGCAAAGCCTGAGTTTCACATTCCAACGTCGGACGGCAGAACGGCGTGCAGGTCTTGCGGAACCATTTTCTAGGAGGGCGGCATGACGGCTATTGTCAACATCATCAAGGACCGCAAGGTGTACCTCGGAGGCGTGGACCTGAGCGGAGACGAGAACGAGGTAAACCTCACCCTGGAGTTCGACATGAAGGAATGCACCACGTTTCCGGACAGTGCGCATGTCAACGCTCCGGGGCTGTCCAAGGTGACATTGAACCAGAAGGGTTTCGTCAGCTTTGGCGAGGGCCTGGTAGACGAGACGTTTGTGGCCCGGCTGGGCAAGGCCGGCGTTCCCGTGTCCGTTACGCAGAAGGGCGGTCTGGCGGGAGAGATCGCCTACGTCACGAAGGCGTGGGGATCGAGTTATGCGCCGCGCATGGCCGTGGGCGAATTGCCGAGTTTTGACTTCAACATGAGCCAGGCGGGCGGCGCCGTGATTCGCGGCACGATCATGATGGCCAAGGCAACACTCGCCGACGGGGCGCATCAAGGGACGGCGTTCAACCTTGGAGCGGTGCCGGAAGGATCAAAGATGTACGCAGCCATGCATGTCTTTGACGGCAGTGCGAGCGGTTCCATTCAGATTGATGGCGCCGACAAGATCACATTCGAGCAGACCGCCGGGCCGGGGTCGCTCTACAAGGTTGTGAACGGCCCGATTGCCGGCGTGCAATGGCGGGCGGTCATCACCGCCGTCGGCCCGACCACGGTGTTCGTGGTCGCCGGCATCGCATAGTTCGTTGAGGAGTGGACCTTTAACGGGGCCTGGAGAAATCCGGGCCATTTTCATTTTTGGAGGAAGTTCCAATGACCGCTGTGGTCGAAGTCATCAAAGATCCGTTCCTCAGTGTGGACGGTACTGACATCTCCGATCAGGTATCGGAAATCCAGCTCAACTTCGCCCTCGATGAGATCGAATCGACGGCGAGCGGCGACAGTTGCCACGTTTACGTGCCCGGCCTGGAGAAGCCCACGGCGAGTGCGAAGATGTTCAAGAACTACGGCGCCGGCAGCGTGGACGAGCTTCTGTGGAACACTCGCGGGCAACTCGTTCCGTTCGTCATGCGGCGCAAGCGCGCGGCCAAGGGCGTGAGCAACCCGGAATTCACCTTCGAGGGATTTATGGGCCAGATCCCGTTGATTTCGGGGGCTGTGGGCACGGCCGAAGAGTTGACGATCAACATCGGCATCAACACGCCCATCACGAGAAGCACGAGCTAAGGCGAGTTACCGTGGGGGTTACCGGGCGGGCTCAATGCCCCGCACAGGCTGGTTCGAGTCCAGCATCCGCAATAAGACAAAGACCCGGAGAAGTTTGACCACCCTCCGGGCCTTTCGCTTCAGGAGAACAGTCGCATGGGTAATGTCGCAACAGTAAAGCAAGACGGCGTGTACTACGAGCTTTCGGGAGAAGAGGTCATTTTCCCGCTGCAATTTGAACAGGGTGGCCAGGATGTTGTGGGCTACTTCAAGATGGACGCACAGGTTGGCTCGCATGAAGTCAAGGCGTTCCTTGATGATCTCATGCCCAAGACAAAAACTTCCGATCTCCCGGATGAGATTGAAAGTGAAGCCGGCGATGACGCGGGAGTGCGCGCATTCGTGACGAAACATTTTCGCGGAATCTTGGGCATTGAAGGGGATGCCACACCGGAGCAAATGCTAGCCTGGCTCGATGCCAATCCTCAGATCAAAATGCGAGTCTACACGGAAGGCTACGGAAATCTGATCGTGGCGGGTGAAGAGGGCACGGGCAAGTTGAAGCTGGTGCTTGGAAGTGCAGAGCAGGAAGTGAAGGCCAGGCGGCCGCTTTACGTGCCCGAGCTTGATGCCGTGACGCCCGTCCCGGTGAGCTTCAAGCACCGCCGGGTTACGGAAGAGGACCGGATTCGGCACAGGCGCGCCGGCAAGCAGATTACGAAGGGGCGCCGGCAGATCGTGCGCATCAACTGGGACACGATCGAACAGCTCGCAGACTCGCTGCTCACGGGCTTGGGCGGCTTTCTGATTAACGACCAGCTGTGCACGGAAGCCAACAAAAACGCCTGGCTTCCGAAGCTGCAACTGAGCGACAAGTTGTTCTTCGTCAACCGCGTGTTTAGCCGTGTGGCAGTAAAAAACGGCTAGTCGCGAAGGTTCTGGGCAAGAGCCTTCGCGGCTATCGGCTATTGCGGGACAATGCCAAGTGCGGGCGGGAGGAGTGTTTCGCAGACCTCTTCCCGCTGCTTGGCGACCAGAAGGCCCAGGATGAAATCAGACGCGAAACTCCGCACCTCCGGCATTGTGGTCTGCTCAAAAAAGACTTCTCGTGCTGCCTCCAGTGCAGCCTGAAAGAGAACCCGTACCCGAAACGGGACGTTGAAGCGGTGTTCGAGGCAACCAAGAACATCGAGCTGCTACGTGATGCCTTGGATTTGCATTCAAGTTGGGAGATCGGACTTCTACCAAAAGAAGATCTCTTCGACCTTTCCCCCGATCAAATAACAGCCCTGGAATCCGTACAGTACGAGCGGCAAATCCACGTCGCCGAACTTCAAGCCAACATTATCGCCGCGCGGCTCGCGACGATCTTCGCAAGATAGGCAATCACATGCCGGGATCGACCATCCAATTCACTCTGCGGGCTGACACCTCCCAGGGCGTGGCCGCGCTCGAAAAGATGCGGCTCGCCCTCAGCGACGTAGGCGATCAGGCGACCAAGTCGCAGAAGCAGGCCGCCGGAGCCTCTGAGCAGTTTGGCTCTGTGCTCAATAGCGTCAAGGGAATCGTGGCCGGCCTGGGCGTGACATTTGGCGCCCTGGCGGTGGGCAGCCAGATCCGTGAGTGGACGCAGCAGGCTATGGAGGGCGAGAAGGTCTGGTCCAATGTCCGAACCCTGCTTGACGAAACCAAGGTCAACTCCAGCGCTCTTTACGATCAACTGAAAGAGGTGTCGGCCGAATTTGGGACCACGGCAGAGCTCGCCAAGGGCATGTATCTGGCGCTGTCTGCCAACATCGACCCGTCGAAATCCGTGAAGTTCGTCGAGGACGCGGCCAAGTTCGCCAAGGCTGCCGTGACCGATACCTATACGTCGGTTGACCTGTTGACCACCGTCATCAACGCCTACGGGCTGAAGGTCGAGGACACGGCGCACGTCAGCGACATCTTGTTCCAGATGGTCCGCAAAGGGAAGACCACCGGCGATGAACTGGCTCATTCGCTGGGCATGGTGATCCCGACTGCCGCAGCCTTGAAGGTCGACCTGGGCCAGTTGGGCGCAGCATTTGCCACGATGACCCAAATGGGCCTGAGCGCCCAGATCACGACGACCAGCTTGAATCAGGCGCTACTGGCGTTTCTCAATCCGTCCGCACAGGCCAAAAAGCTTGCAAAGGAGCTGCACGTCGAGATCGACGCAGCCGCTCTGAAGACGAAAGGGCTGGCCGGGGCACTGGGAGATCTGGCAAAAGCCTCGAAGGGTAACGACGAAGCAATCGCTACCTTTTTCGGCAATGTCCGCGCCTTGCGTGCCGCCCTCGCCCTTACGGGGGAGCAGGCGGGCACGTACACCGAGTACATGAAGGACATGGCGAACGCCGCCGGCCTGACGGACGATGCCTTCAAGAAGCAAACCGCGACGTTGAAGGATCAGCTCGACGCTCTGTGGGTAAACCTTGGCAAAGCGTTCAAGAGCTTGTTGCCTGACGCCGGGTCTTTCGCACATGCGATCAGGGATCTCAATGGATTCCTGGAGGGAGGGGCAGCCCCGATCAACGCGTACACGATTGCGTTGACCGCGTTCGGGGTGGCTTTGGCCGGGCTCAAGATCGCATCCATTGTCAAGGACTGGGACAACTTCAAAACGGCTATCTCCGGGGCCGCCGGCAACATGGGCCTGTTTGGGAAGGCTGCTTCGGTTGCCGGCGCTGCAATTCTGGGCTGGAACATTGGCCGCTGGATTGCCGACCTGACCGGGGCCGATGAGGTGTTGACGAAGTTGTGGGACAAGCTGGGCTTGTTCCAAGGCCGCGTCAAAGAGATGCAGCAAATGTCTCAAGAGGCGCTTCGCAAAGAGGCGGAGGCACTTGAGAAACGGGCGCGCAGCCTGAACCTTGGCAAGAACGAGGCGCAATACGGCATCGACATCCTGCAGAGGTCGGGCTGGGAAGATCCTCAGAAGTACATCGACCGCATCAAACCGATGCTCGATGCCTACGACAAGATCGAGAAGTTGGCCAAAAAGCAGGCCGAGTCGCATACAGCGGCGGCGGCCTCAGTGCATCAGCTTACGGAGGAGGAGAAGAAACTCCAGGAGCAATGGCTCAAAGAAATCAAGCCGATGTCGGCAATCACCGCTGAGTTTGAGAAGTATCAGGCCGTGGGCGCTACCGTCGACCAGTACGCACAGGCGCATTGGCAAGAGATCGTCAAGGCGACCGAGGCACAGAAGGATTTCCAGGAGCCGCTTTCCAAGACAGACGAGGAGCTTTACAACTCCGCCCTGGTCTGGAAAAAGGCCGACGATGCCATGAAGGCATGGCACGAGGAGTTGAAGTCGATCAAGGAGGAAAAACCGGCCGACACTGTCTCCGCCGTCATGGCGGCGATGAACAAAAACCTGGAGGCCATCGACAAGCTGAAGCCCAAGAACCCGCTGGACG